CACTTGCTTTTCCTAGCTTGGGCAAGTGAAACAAGAACTAAAGCGACTACTGCATCATTTGAAGAATGGGTGGACACTGTTGAGTCCGTCAGTCCAGCAGATGAACAAAAAAAATAGTCGGGCTTGGTGACTCATCTGCTCACTGGTACATTGCAACATTAGCTTGCGAAACTGGGATTAGTCCCAGAGAGCTAATGGAGCTAGACGACAGGATGCTGTGGACCATAGGCAGATACCTGGTCTATAAGAACCAGCACCAAGCACCTCGTACTTGAGAGGACATCCTTCGGGGTGTCCTCTCTTTTTTTGCTTCGGTAGAATAGACAAAGAATAGGTGGTCTAAGACATTGAAGCTTTATACAAGTGGGCAAAGCACCATTCAAGTCAGTGCCACAGATTACAAAAAAGTCATCAAAGAACTAAACAAAGTTGACAAGAGCTTAGCTACACAGCTCAAAAGGGAATACAGGCAAATAGCTGGAACAGTCCAAAAGTCTGTAAAGCAAGAGATTCGCAGTGTTGGTAGAGAAGGCCCATTTGCAGGTGCTGTTAGAAGAAGCACTGGCAAGCCAGCCAACGGAATGTTGCATGGTGGTCGTACAGGTTGGGGAACCAACTACGGCTCCACTGGTGGGGCAATCGGAAGCGGTAAACGATACCCTTACGATTCGGTTCTAATCGAAGCCTTCAACAGACCTAAAAGGGGACAGACAGGTATTGCTCGGTTGCGGGTCAGGTCTGCTGCTACTGTGCAAACAGACTTGGCTAGAAACTTTAGGGGCGGCGGAAAAACCAGACCTTACCCAATTCGGTTGTTTGGTGGACCTGTGGTTATGCGTCAGCACACCGCAACCTGGAAAGGTGTTGCTTACTTTATTCGGGGTCTTGGTCCTATCGTAAAGAAAAGCAACAAGGGTAAGTCACGAAATGTTTACCCTGGTTTTGACAAGGCTTACCCGCTAGTACAAAAAGATGTAGAGCTAGCGATTCAAAAGACTGTCAGAATAGTAAAGAACAACATAGATAGGGCTTCTAAATGAGCAATATGAACTTGAACATCGTCAGCACCTTCAAGGGCGATGGTATCAAGCAGGCTACTAGCCAACTCGGTGCTTTTGGTAGCAAGATGGGTGGCTTTGGGTCAGTTCTTGGCAAGGTCGGTGGCGCTCTAGCCGCTTTTGGTGTTACCGCTAAAACTATTGAATTTACAAGAAACTCTATTGAATCTGCTCGTGACCTAGAACGAAACCTATTTGGTGTTGATAAGGTTTTCGGAAGCCTTGGCCCACAGATGCAACAATTCAGCAAAGATGCTGTCGAAATGGGTCTGAGCCAATCTAAGGCAGCTAAGGCAACGACATTTATTGGTTCGGTTCTAAAGCAATCTGGCTTTGCAATGGATGATGTTGCCGTTGAAACACAAAAGCTTATTTCTCTAGCGCAAGACCTTTCCACCCTCTATGGCTACGATGTCCAAGAAGCCTTGCTTGGTATGACCGCCTTGTTCCGAGGTGAGTACGACCCGATTGAGAAGTTCGGTGTCGCTATGAAGCAGAGCGAAATCAACAGCGAACTTGCTGCAAGAGGCTTGAATAACCTTGAGGGTGCGGCCAGGCGTAATGCCGAACAAACAATTCGGTTGGAGCTTTTGTACCAACGCTCCGCAGACGCAGTAGGCACTTTTGCCGAGCAAAGTGGAACTCTTTATGTTGAACAGAAGAAGCTTGGTGCTACATTCGAAAACTTCCAGGCGAGTCTTGGTGCTGCTGTTATACCAGCAGTTGCCGAGCTAAACACACTTTTTAGGGAGCTTTTAGAAGACATAACCCCAGGCATGCAATCTGCCTTTGGTTTTCTTGCAGAGATTTTGTCAGGTGTTATTGGTCTTATTCAAGATGCAATGGACCCAAACAGCGAGCTTGGGGAAAGCGTTGCAGCACTGTCCATTCAGTTTGAATCTTTGTTCAAGACAATTTTTGGTCAAGACGCAACAATAGGCACTGTCTTTGAGGTTGCTGGTGTAGCCCTAGGCATGTTTATTGACCTAATGCACGACCTGCTAACGATTGTTCAAAACACCATCATTGGTTTCCAGGTTATGGCCGAGTACATAGATGCTTGGATAAATCTTGACTTTGACAAGATTTTTAACACTAACTGGGCGCAGAGAATAACTGACAACATCAATGCTGCTCAAGGGGCGAAAGAAGCCGCCCTAAATGTAAAGCAATACATTGCTGAGTGGGACAAAGTAAGAGAGCTTGAACTTGGTGGTCACATTGAGGGAATTGCTCGGTCAGCAGATGGCTGGGAACGCGCACTAAAAGCTAAAAATGATTACCTAAGAAGCTTCCTAACTGGCTCTCCTGACAACATGGAGCGTCAGCTAGCAGCACTTGGTCTTGGTGGCTCGGTAAAGACAACTGGCAAAGGTGCAGCGCCAGCTATTGCAAGCGCAGCAGCAGCCGCAACAACAGCCGCTACATCAGCAGCTAATAAAGCAGTCGCTCAAGGGCCAACAGGAATCCAAGCTTGGCTATCTAAAGCTCAAGAAGAAGCAAATGAAGGACAAAAAAGACTTCAGTTAATCGGCGCTGGTTTGTCTGCTGCCGTAGCTGATTCAATTCTCGCCTCTACTGACTCAATTACTGCTGCCAACGATGCCTTGTATCTTATTTCGATAGGTCAAATTTCAGCATTAACTGATGCCTTCAATAAATCTGCTGCTGGTCAAGCCCTTGTCGCAGAGCAAGCAGCCAAGGCAGCACAAGAAGCTGCCGATACAGCAGAAAAGCTAAGACAGCAAGAACAAGAGATTCTTGACAAAAGAAAGGCTGCTTTTGAGTCTTTTTCAGATTCGGTCAAAGGAATCTTTGGTGGCATCAAAGAATCAATTATGTCTGCTTTTACTTTGCCTGAGCTTGGTAATTCGGTCAACTCGATTACAAGAAACATCAAAAAGCTTATTGAAAGAACTAAAGCGTTTGCGGCAAACATCACCTCACTATCTCAGCAGGGTCTAGGCAACGACCTTCTTCAGCAGATAATTGCAGCAGGTCCTATGGCTGGTGGCAGACTCGCGCAGGCTCTAGCAGGCGCTGGCGGAGGAACTATTAGTGAGCTAAACCAGGCTTACGGCGAGTTCGGCAGCATCGCTTCTGGTATTGCTGGTGTGGGAACTAACTCGGCTTTTGGTAATGCACAGGTTGTCAACACTTACAACATTGAGGTAAACGGCGGGGTTGGCTCAGGTCCGACAATCGGTAGAGCAATCGTTGACGCTATCAAGTCCTACGAGCGCACCTCTGGTGCTGTCTGGCAAGGTGCGTAATGGCAGAGCCAGCAGTCAAGGTTGAACTTGGTGCTAACTTAGGCCAAAGAGACACGACTCGATTTGTCCTAAACGATGCTGTCAAGGGAAAGCTTGACAACACTCAGTTCACACTTGGTGGTGACAGGTTCTTTGACATTACCGACAGACTTATCTCGGCTTCTACCTCTAGGGGTAAAAACCAAGCCCTAGACCGCATTGATGCTGGTCAGCTAAACATTGTTCTTGATAACTTTGACCGCTTGTTTGACCCTCTGTATGTAGATGGAACTTACTACTCTCAGTTGATTCCTGGTAAAGAAATTAGAATTAGTTGCAACGGCTTTCCAGTTATCTATGGATTTGTTGATGACCTTGACATTGCTTATGAGCCTGGCAATAGGTCGGTTGTTAGCTTTCAAGCGGCTGACGGACTGAGTGACCTGACAATAAACAACTTGCCAGAAGTCAGCCCTGATGTCGAGCTATCTGGCGCTAGGGTCACACGCATACTTGACCTGCCTGAAGTTGCTTGGCCTATTGATAGGCGTGAGATTGACACAGGTAACAGCTTTATGTCTGACACAGACATTTCTGAAGGAACTCAGGCTGTTTCGTATCTTCAGTTGATTGCGACAAGCGAAGCTGGAGAAGTCTTTGTTTCTAAAGACGGAAAGTTTGTCTTCAAAGCTCGTAACTCGCCCCCTGGTGTCATTGACCTTATTTTTACCGATGAAGGCGCTATACCTGGCTACACAACTGTCCCCTTTGCCGAGCTTGGTGTTGTTTATGGAACCGAAGAACTATTCAACAGAATTGTTTTGACAAACGACTTTCCCTCATTTCCAGAGGAAGCAACTGCCGAAGATGCTGAATCACAGCTTTTGTACGGACCTCGTTCTTACACAGTAAATGGCTTGCTGAATAACGAACCAGAGGACCTTCAGTTCTTGGCTGATTTCTTGTTGGCTAGGTTCAAAGAGCCTCAATATCGCTTTAGTAACCTGTCGGTTATTTTGGATGTGCTGAGTACCGCACAACAAAATGAGGTCCTAGACCTTGAAATTGGTGACATTGTGCAGGTTCGGTTCACGCCTTCAGGCATCCCGCCAGCTATTGAGCAGTATGTCAGGGTCATTGGCATAAGCCACGACTGGCAAAACAACGAAAAGCGCATAAACCTATCTCTTGAGCGTTTGGACTTCAGCCTCTTTATTTTGAATGACCCTGTATTGGGTATTCTTGATTCAGACCGCCTAAGCTTCTAGTGCTAAACTAACTAAGAAAGAACTAAGGAAAACAATGTCAAGAAAAGTATTTACCGCTGGTGAAGTTCTAGCAGCAGCCGATGTAAACAGCTTCCTAATGGACCAGACTGTGATGAGCTTTGCTGGCACAGCAGCTAGAGGGTCTGCTATCCCTAGCCCTGTTGAGGGAATGTACACTCACCTAGAGGATACCGACAGACTAGAGTTTTGGAATGGCTCGGCTTGGCGTTCACCTTTTGGTGCAACACTAATTAGCTCAGTATCGCCTGCTGCTGTAAGCACTTTTGCTATGAATAACATCTTTAGCTCAGAGTATGACAATTATGTAATATTTCTTAGTATGGATAGAAGTGCATCTGCAACTCTTAATTTTCAGATGACCGCTGGTGGAGTCCCTAACACTTCAGGAAACTATGTTTATGTAGGGTGGGATGTAAACCAGTCTGGTGGGGCGGGTATTTTGGGTGCCCTTGCTACAACCAGCATTCAGATACAAGGAGCAGCAACACCAAATATTCCAGCAGAAATAAAGCTTTTTGACCCATTCAAAGCTAAACCAACTCGTGGACATAACTTTTCAACATTTGGTGATGGTGCAATGCAAATGAGCATGAACATCTTTTCCCTCAGACACGCAGTATCAACGAGTTATGACGGATTGCTTTGGAGCGTTAGCTCTGGAACTATGACTGGAACCATTCAAGTTTACGGAATGAGGAAATAATAATGGCTGATGTAATCAAGGGTGCTGTTTATGACGCTCTTACTGGAGAACTAGAAGAGAAGGTCCTTAACTCTCAGGAACTTGCTGAACTGAAAAAAATACAAGACGAAGCAATTGCAATGGCTGAGGCCAAAGAAGCAAAAGCTATTGCTGCTCAGTCAGCCAGAACTAAATTAGCAAAACTCGGTCTGACCCAAGATGAAATCACAGCTCTCGGCATACCAGAAGCTGAAATAGCCACAATCTAAAATGGCTGAGGAAACAACTTCGGTTCGAGTCACTCAAGCAGACATCTACAAGAAGCAACTTGAGCATGGCGAGATTCTAATAAAGGTCTTGCAAAAGCTCGACCACCTTGACGATGTACCTGAGCGCATAAGAGAAGTAGAACTGACTCTTGCCAGACTTGCTTGGATAGAGCGCATCGCTTACACAGGGCTAACAGCCTCAGCAGTATCAATTATCGGTTTACTAATTAGCACAATAGGAAGATAAAGAAATGGCAAAAGCACAGCAAGCGATTGACGGCGTACAGGGTAAAGACTGGAAAATCACCAGCCTTATGGGAAACAGAATCCACCCAGTAACCAAAGCCCCTAAGCATCACAACGGCACAGACATCTGGTCACCTAATGAGCCATGCTGGATTGAGGCCCCTTTTGATGGCGTTGTTGTCGAAGCTCGCAAGTCAACTGCTGCTGGTGGTGGATTCGGTAACTTTGTTAGATTGCAGCACAAAATCAATGGCGAGTATTACACAACGACTTACGCCCACATGCTTGATGATTCGGTCAAGGTAAAGCCAGGTCAGAAGATTGAAGCTGGAACACCTCTTGGCAAGATGGGTTCGACGGGAATGTCAACTGGTAAGCACCTTCACTGGGAACTACAAAAAGGCAAGACCTACTCCTGGAACGACAAGGGCCTAAACTTCATCGAGCCTGTTGCTTTCTTTGACGCTCTTATCAAGCTAGAAGCAATCAACGGCACAGCTAAAGATGTGACCGCTGCTGACTCGGCTGTTGCCCCTGCACCTGTACATGGACCAGCTCCAGTAGCCCCTAAGCCTGCACCAGTAGCCCCAACAGCTAATACCTACACAGTTGTCAAGGGCGATACTCTAACTCGCATCGCTTCACGCAACGGCACTACTGTTGCTGACCTTGTAAGGCTAAACGGCATCAAGAATGCTAACCTAATCAATGTCGGTCAGGTACTAAAACTACGCTAAACAGCCCTGTAAGGCTCGTACGCGGGTTTTAGGGTCAAACAAGGGAATTACCCTAGGAAAGACCCTACAAGGCTCCTACGAGGCGTACAGCGTGTCAAATACGACACAAACCAGCGTAATTGCTGGGCAGTAAAATAGTAATAACCCTACGCTTCAATCTTGAACGGAAGGCAACCCTATGTGGTTAGACATTGCTCGCAGAACACTAGCTGTAATCATCTTGAAGGTCACAGGTATCTTTGTTGGTGGCGCTGTAATCGGCCTTGAGGTCCTTCAGGCTGTGGCTATGGCCGCCTTTGCTGGCATCATTGATGTAGCTCAGGAGCTATCTCGCTCTTACCTTGCTGATGGCAAGATTGACGCTGATGAGCTAAACAAGAGCTTCGGTAAGATTGCCGACAAGTCAGGCCCTAAAGACTCCTAAGCTTTACCCGTTCTTCATGGGTAGTGCCACCCCAGATGCCATGCATCCCTGCGGATAGGGCATAGTCAAAGCATCTAAGCCTGACTGGGCAATCGTTACAGACCTGCTTAGCTACCTCAATCATCGCTTTGCGCGATTCTAGGTCATGCTCGTCTTCGGGGAAAAACACATCTGGAAGCTCGGCACACTGTACGCCGTCATTGTTTCTTATGGCTTCTTGCAACTCAATATATTTGCGTTCAATCTGGCGTAATGTCATAGGTTCACATTAGAGTAAAGACACACGAAAAAGCAAAGCCACGCCGAGAGAGTTAGCGTGGCCTTGCGACAAGGAAAAGAGAGGGAAACCTTGCCAGTAAATAAATTACCAGCAGAAACAAATGAGTTACTCGGAGCAGTCCTATTAGGCGACTTTGCCAACGGCAGTCAAGAGTGGCACGACCTAAGAGATGAGCCAGGCGCTATCGGTGGCTCTGACATTGCCCCAATCGCAGGATTGTCACAATGGGAATCAGCGATTACCAAGTGGGCAAAAAAGACAAAGCAGATACCTGACGAGTTGATACCAAATATGTCAATGCGACTCGGTACAAAGCTAGAAGCACCTATCCTAGAAATCTTTACTGAGGAACACCCAGAGCTAACTGTTTACGAAACAGGAACTTGGGCAAACAAAGAAAACCCTTGGGCTAGGTCAAACCCTGACGGCTTGTATCAGACCGAAGACGGTAGCTGGGGAATTGTCGAAGTCAAATTCAGTCGTGACTACTGGACAGCAGTGCCACAGTCTTACCGCGCACAAGTTCTTTGGTACATGAAAGTCTTTGGTATCAGACAAGCAAAGCTAGTCGCACTCGCAGGGTCCAGCTACCAGGAATACGACATCGAGTGGGATGAGTTTGAGGCTGACACACTCTGGCAAGCAGCGATTCGGTTCCGCGAACACTGCTTAGAGATGAAGATGCCCGATTGGGATGGAAGCAACTCGACACTAGAAACAGTGCGAGCCATGAGTCCTAACATCGAAGACGGCGAAGTTGACCTCGATGACCTTGGCATGCACTACCTAAACTCGGTCACAGAATTTGAGAAGGCTAACGCCAAAATGACAGAGCTAAAGGCTAGAGTTATACAAGCAATGGAAGGCAAAAAGCGAGGACTGATTTTCGGTGAGCATTGGCTCAGCCTTCGGTCAAGACTCGGTGGAGCGCCTTATTTACATCAAGAAAAGGGAAATAAATGAAGCGTGAAAATCTGGTAATAGCAGCATTTATAGGTTTACTGGCACTCAATGTTTTGGGTCTGGTTTTGCTAATGATTGTAGTTATTGCTGAGATAGCATCACTATTCAATAAATAGAAAGGGAAACAAATGCCTCAATTTAACCTCAATGACTATGAAACTGTGGAAGAACGCATCCGCAGGTTCCTAAAAGACAATGTTGACGGAAGAATTATTACCGACAACTTGACTACGCCACAAGACCGACAGGTTGGTATGTGGGTTACTCGGTCAGTCGTTTACCTAAACGCTAGCGACCAGGAAAAAGGTTTACCTAAAGGTTCAGGGTTAGCCTACGAAGTTGACAGCCAAAAAGGTCCACAAGCTACATCTGGACTTGAGGTCTGCGAGACAAGTTCGATTGGCCGCGCACTTGCCAACGCTGGTTACAGTGGGAACCGCAGAGCTAGTAGAACCGAGATGGAAAAAGTAGCAAGAGGCAACACGCCGAAGCCAACCATCAAAGACTGGTCAGCAATGGCAGACGCACTTGGCGATGACATAGAGGGTTTACGATTGTTGTACAGCGAAGCCAAGACTGGTGGAGCTTCAACAGCAACACTGGACAAGATAAAGGCAATCGCTAATGGACTCGCAAGCAAGAAGGATACTGATTCAGTCAATCCTTGAATTACAAGAGTGCCTACAAGAACAATACAAAGAAGGTCACCTAACGAAAGTTAGCAACCTATGGGAGTTACAAAGAGATAGAGCAGAGAGGCTCAAGTATGGAAATTATTACACCAGGCCACATAGTCGAGGAACTACAAAGGCTGACCAGGGAGATGGACAAGGGAGCTAACGCTCTCTACGA